GCAACCTGCCCGTGCCGATTCATTTCTTTTCTCCTCTTTTCTACCCGGTGGGGCGGGGCGGCGGCTCCGCCCTGACGGGGCAATATGCAGACGTAGCTCAGTCGGGAGAGCACCGCGCTGGGAGGTATGTCGTTGGTTCAAGTCCAACCGTCTGCACCATAGGCGTGACCTCTTGCCTCGTAGCCGCACGGAGCGTAAGCCTGCGGAAGTGGTCTTTCCTGTGCGCTGTACGAAAGCGGCAGGACGAATAATAATTATTTGGCTGGCTCCGGCTATGAATGAAGAAACGGATGCGACCGACGTACCGGCGCAGGGCTGAAAAGTCCGTGGTTGGTCTGGGTACCACCGTGCTTGAGAGAAATCCGAGGCGTGGATGTGGTGTGGTGGCGGTTGTCTTAGGACAAAGCCGCTGTGTAGGATAGTATGTCTGCATGGCGGTACCCGGCCAATTGTGTAAAAACAACAGGCGATGCGCTGGCAGACCGCTGTAAGGGATGCGTCCCAAATAGTCTGCTTACATAAAACAGGACTTCCCGCACCTCTTTGTAATGTGTCCCAGGGAAGACGTGAATACAGGTGAGGCGAAAGCCGGGTACAGACGTGCCAATGACAAAGGCCAGTGGGGGAAGGCCGCTGCGTCAGGAAGGGAAGACTTATGGTTATCCATAACAAACCGATTGCAGATATTATTCCGTATGCATCCAATGCAAAAAAGCATGATAAGCGGCAAATCAACAACGTTGCGGAGAGCATCAAGCAGTACGGCTTTGTGCAGCCGATTGTGATTGATCGCAACGGCGTGATTGTAATCGGCCACTGCCGCGCTATGGCGGCAAAGAAGCTGGGCATGGAAGAAGTGCCCTGTGTCTGCGTGGATGATCTGACACCGGAGCAGGTGAACGCCCTGCGGCTTGTGGATAATAAAAGCAACGAGAGCGACTGGGACTTTGACCTCCTGGCTGACGAGCTGCCTGGGCTGGATTTGTCGGCGTTTGATTTTGACTGGGATTTCCGAGATACAGACGAAACGGAACTTACTAACGAAGAACGTGAACAGGAATTTAGAGAACGAATGGAGCGCGGGGAACTTTCGGACGATGACGAAGAATATCAAGAGTTTCTGAAAAAGTTTGAAGCGAAGAAAACAACGGACGATTGCTACACGCCAGATAACATCTACGACGCAGTAAGAGATTGGGCGGCTGAGAAGTACGAAATTGGCAATGCCGCGATTGTGCGCCCGTTTTATCCGGGCGGAGATTATAAAAGCGAGAAATACCCTTCCGGGTGTGTTGTGATAGACAATCCACCTTTTTCCATTATTTCAGAAATCTGCGAGTGGTACACAAGCAAAAGAATCAACTTTTTTCTGTTTGCTCCGACGCTTACGCTCCTCGGAATTATGCGAGGCTCGGCAAACTATGTGGCGTGCGGGTGCGGAGTTGTGTATGAAAACGGCGCGTCTGTCAATACGTCGTTTGTTACCAACATGGGGGGCAATAAGATTGTCGCTGCTGCTGATTTAAGAGAAATACTGGATGACGAGAACAAAAAGAATCTCAAAAAGTTGCACAGAGAACTGCCGAAATACTCATATCCAGACGAGGTTTTGACAGCAACGATGCTGTGTTATATGGCAGCTCACGGCGTAAGCCTTGAAATTAGCGAAAGAGATGCACATTTTATCCGCGCACTTGACTCACAGAAAGCGTCGGGGAAATGCTTGTTCGGCTCCGGCTTTTTGCTATCGGAAAAGGCTGCTGCGGAAAAGGC